TGCGCAAGGTATAATCGCACCGGTCGCAACCGCAACATTTACCGAAGTAGATACGTTAAGCGAAACGGAACGCGGCGAAGGTGGGTTCGGAAGCACTGGCGTAAAGGTTGGCGCTAAATACCGCAAGGAATCTCGTAAACTATCCGACTATCATACGGAAACGACGATTTATCTTGATGGTGATAGCGAATGAGTCAATACGTATTAATACTCGTAGATTCCCCGAAGTTAGCTAACGAGATAACACAATCGTGCTTATGTACGCGGGATACGGACACACTCGTTCAAGCGGTATCTGTAGGTCAGCAAATGGTCGGTCTAAGACACCGAGAAACTAGACCGACAGTAATTATCGATATGATAACCGACCGAAGTGCCCCAAATTTCGGTTTATGGTGGGAAAATTGCGTTATACCAAACGCTAGGAAAGCGAAAATGGTAAAAGGAGGCGGAATAGATGGCGATTAAGAAACAAGTAATCGTGCTATCGGTCATATTTAACGACGATGAAACGCATGCAGAGTCGGCAGCAGCCGCAATTGACCATCGACTATTTAACGAAGATGGAATAATCGAATGGCATTTACGAGTTAAAAGCGAAGAGTCTCTTTCCGCAGACATTACCGAAGAAGATATGGAGGGCAAATAAATGAACGAAATGATTAACGTTTTAGATAAAGGCTATGTTCGACTAACAAACGTAATGGGAAGCGACTTATCCGTCGTAAACTCGGCGCGTGTCAGCTACGATAAGGAGTCGCAAGAACTCACCGACAAGGACGAACGTTTAATCAAATTCCTTGCGCGTGAAGGACATACGTCGCCATTCCGCCACGCTACGTTGCAATTCGAAGTATATGCACCGTTAATGGTAGCGCGCCAGCACTGGAAATATATCGTTGGCAGCGATCATACGATGGACGCATGGAACGAAAGTAGTCGCAGATATGTCACGGAAGATCCTACATTTTACATTCCGCAAGCAGACGAATGGAGAAGTGCTCCGGAAAATTCGAAGCAAGGCAGCGGAGAAACTTTACCGACAAAACACGGCGAAATTGCAACGCAAGACTTACTCGATTATGTAGCGTTCGGCGAGCGATTATATGAACGTGCTATGAATTCGGGAGTCTGCGCAGAACAAGCACGTCTATTCCTGCCAGCTTACGGAATGTATGTCCGCTATTACTGGACGGCAAGTCTTGCGTCTGTTGCGCATTTCCTTAACCAGCGTTTGGCGCACGATAGCCAAGTCGAAATACAAGAATATGCGAAAGCAGTATACGAATTAGTACAACCGAAGTTTCCGGTGTCATTGGGAGAATTAGTGAAGGAGGCGAAGTAATTATGAAAATTCGTGTGACTGCGGAAAAGGGTTGGTATCGAAATAAACTTGGTGAAGTTTTCGAAGTAGTAGGCCGTAATAAATATAATACGGGTTGGACCGTTAAAGTGTGGAAAACGGATGCTTGCGAGTGGGACGCTACTACTTATTTTATTAGCGACGGTAGTTACGAAGTGGTTGAGGACGATACACAACCGAAGGTACACGAAATTGACGGAAAGCAATACGTTGAGGTTGAACGAAAGGCAGAAGTGGGAGAAAAGATTATTATATCGTTAGGTTCAGGTTGGTACAAAAATAATGTAGGGAATGTTTATGAAGTAATTAGTGGAAAGAGTCTAGGTTTTAGTGGTTTATCCGAAGCAGTATACGTAGATCACGAAGACAATAACGAAACACGCATATCATGCGTTGTTCATAGCGAATACCGCGTACTCGAACCGGTCGAACAACCCGAAGAGGAACTCGTCACAGCAACCGAAGGCAATCCGAAAGAAATGCTCGATTTAGTCGGAAACCTTGCTCGCCGTGTAACCGAATTAGAACAAATTGTCGGCCAATATAACGGTTTGTTCCGCGATTTAGCGCATCGTTTGGGCGAAAATTTCACAGCGAAACAGGTTGCCGAAATAATCAAAGCGTTAGGAGTTGGCGCCAATGATTAAAATTGCCATCTGCGGTCAGCTACGCGCCGGCAAGGACGAAGTAGCCAATCGCATTTACCATACGCATGACTATTTCGAAAAGCTGGCGTTCGGCGACGCGCTCAAACGACTCTACCACGAATTGCTGCCGTGGGTGCCGACCGAACCGAAACCGCGCGCCGGCTATCAGCAATTCGGTCAGCTTGCCCGCGAACAATTCGGCGAAGATATATGGATACGCCATGCCGAGCGAATGCTAGGATTTTACGAACGAGTGAAACGGCCGGACGGTGTGCTGATTACCGATTTGCGCCAGCCTAACGAATATGAATGGGCGCGAGCCAACGGCTGGACTATCGTGCGGGTAACAGCGCCGGACCATTTGCGCTTGGCACGGGCGCAAGCTGCTGGCGACCAATTTGACGCAAAGGACTTGGCGCATGATACCGAGCAGCACGTTGGAGCGTTCGAGGTTGATTACGAAATAGTTAACGATGGGAATATCAACGAGTTATACGCGAAAGTTGACGCGATGATGAGCGAAATAGGCAATCGTTCATCCGCGGTTTAGTTCAAACGCGTGCCAAAATACGGTACCTTCGTCGACTTTCCCTACGTATTTAAACGTCGCCGGAAGGTCCGCCTTGGTCAACGCTAACTTATCGCAAACATCCTTACCGGCTTTCGTGCCGAGGTAATTGCGTTTGTCGGGGCGCACAGTCGAGGCGTTCGGCACTTTCGCAAGTTCCTGTTTTGCGACACCGATGCGCTTATTTTCAACGTCGACACTAACGACGACGGGCGTAAATTGAGTTAACGCTAATTCTTTAACGGCTTTGGCGGAAAATCGCAGGCGCATCGACACATCGATCGTCATTGCGACTTCGCCACGACCGCCGAAATTTAACGGAGTAAACGGCATAATAACACGTCCAATCATTGATTTATACGAACATTATACGCAATTAGAACGAAAATGACAACGCGAAAGGGGACTGATTGCTATCGGAACAGTCAAAACGGATTTACACGCAAAGGAGCGCGCGCTTGAAGCGAAGTACCCAGCGCTCGACAACGCAGATGGAGTTCGCATCCTGCTCGGCGACTACCATGCGCTAGTCAGCCGTCGATTTGCCGGCGATTATGATGCATGCGTAATACTGGCCGACTTAGGCACGGCAATCGAGCGTGCGGACTTAACGGTAAGGCAGCGGCAGGCGTTGACGTTAGTGTTTCGCCAGGACTTGTCGCAAGTGGACACGGCGCAGCAGCTCGGCGTAAGCAAGCAAACGGTGAATCGGTTGGTAAATGTGGCGCTGACGAAGATTGCTCGCGTGTATGAGGCGTGGAGTCGGCGCGGTGAGGGGTATGCGTTGAGTGGCGAAATTATAAACGAGGGAGAGCGATAATATGGCGAAAGAATTGATCGGGGAACTTGAATTGAATCGTATATACCAGCGTGATTGTATCAAAGGCATGAAGATGCTACCGAATAAGTCGATCGATATGATACTTTGCGATTTGCCGTATGGTACAACTGCTTGCTCCTGGGACTCAATTATACCATTTGACTCGTTATGGGAGCAGTATGAGCGCGTTATTAAGGATAATGGGGCGATTGTATTAACTGCGAGTCAACCGTTCACTACAGCTTTAGGCGGTAGTAAAATAAATTTACTGAAGTATTCGTTAGTTTGGGAGAAGAATAGACCTACAGGTTTCGCGCACGCAAAAAATAAACCATTGAAGTCACATGAAGATATTTTAGTGTTCTCTAAAGGAACTACTGTACACAAAGGGCAATCTAAAACAAGGATGACATACAATCCACAAGGATTAGTCGAAATTAATAAGCCTATGAAAAATAGGGAATCCCACGTAAGCAATACTAGTTTCACTAAAAGACCTTCCCACCGAGATTACGTACAAACACACACCAACTATCCAAGAAGCGTTTTAAAGTTTGATATGGACGAAGAAAAGTTACATCCAACACAAAAGCCGGTGGCTCTATTTGAATACCTAATTCAGACTTACACAGATGAAAGTGAAATAATCCTCGACAACTGTATGGGTTCCGGCACAACCGCGGTAGCAGCCGTCCGCACTAACCGAAAGTTCATCGGCTTTGAAACGGAGCCTTCTTATGTAGAGATCGCAAACAAACGTTTAGACAATGAAACGGAGGCGGAAGCATGAACAACGAGCAACTAAACGCGCAAATAGACGAATTATGGGCGCAGACAAAAGCGGGCAACTTACCGCGCGAACAACGATTTGAGGCAATCGAAGGGCTGACGGAGGAATATATCGCGGCGAATGGGAAACGTCCGCCAGTAAACGCGTTGGACCGATTGGCTACGTTGTGTTTATACGAAGAGATAACGGACCCGAACGAGCATAAAATGACGCACGAAGACGAGCCGGTGCTTAGTGATCGCCAGTATGACCGCAGGAAAAAGCGCGAGTGGTGGCGCGAAGAAATCGAAATAGGACCGGCACACATAACTGGCAAGCGAGCGACGACATTTATAGACGCAGACAATACGATGCAGAGCGCCAAGTCGGCGAGTTATTTAAGGTGATTCGTCTTACTTTCGCTTAGTTTCGCGGTATATAAAGTGGGTAAGCCCCTTTTAGCGAAAAATTAATTGCGTTCACGATTACCGCCTTAAAATCGTAGATTAATCGATACTAGGCGGATGGTATCACGCCGGTTATGGCGCTAAAATCCAGCTTCGGGATTCCTTTCGGAGCCATTCCGCACATTGTCACGCTCGCTTCGGCGGGCTTTTATTTTACTTAACGCAAAGGAGACGATGAACATGGCGGACAAAAACGAAACGTCGCGCGAAGTAGTAATGGACGTATTAAAAAAGGTCGTATTAGACGAGAATTATCCGGAGGTTAATGGCGTAGAAAAAGAACCGAAGGGGATAACGTTATACATTAACGATAGTCGTTATTTTCTCAAGGAAGACAACGTAAAAACAGTCGGAGAATTAACGTGTAAGGTTGACGTAGACATTTCCGAAGCACTTACCGGACTTAAAGCGCTACAACGTGAGGCGAAGAAAGCAACGCAGGTGTTACGGGAACTAGAGGAAGCGCAGAAAGGCGTTAATCAGCCGATTGTAGTTGCGCCGTTAACTGTCGGAGATGTTCCATCGCATGTTAAACAGTATGGCGAAGGGAATCAAACGTATAAAGCGACCGGTCATGTAGATGCTTGGTTTAACACGGAAGGGTGATAGCGAATGATGTTCGAACTAATTATCGTTGATTTCGCGAGTCAAGCCGATGAAATAAACCGAAATGCGCCGAAGGACATTCCGAACTATCACGTTGAAGCCTTTGTAGTCGGCCAAGGAATTTGCGGATTACACTATCGAGGACACAGACCGAATGTGCTTACGAGAAGGCATCGCGAATTGACTACCGAGAGAGAATTCGAGTGGGAACGTCAATGTTTAATTCCGGCTATGAAGCGAGGCTATACCGAATCTTTAATTTAACGGAGGTATTTACATGAACGAATTTTACTATTGCTATTCGATCAAACTACACGCATTCCTAACGGAGCACAACCAGCGCTATATTTGCGCAGGCCTAAACGAAAAGACAATGCGTAAGTTTTGGCAATATAAACGCACCGACGAATTACATCGATTGTTGAGCGAATGGGCTGCGAAGAAACCGGCGTAAACAAGCCGCAGGTCAGCCAGCGCGTTAAATTGAATTCTTATAAACGGAGGACGATACGATGAATCTATCGAAGGAACAGCTCGAAGCCATGCGCCAAAAAGAGCGCGTGTTGCAAGGCGGTTATGCGCCGATACCACATTTTATTTACCGTGAGTTATTGCCGGAATTAAAGGCGAAATACGACGGTAAGAAAGCCCGTGATTGCCTTACGTTGTATATGTACGTTCATGCCTACGTAAATGGACAGAGCGAGCAACAGGCGTATTTATGGGCGTTTCCTAGCGTGACGCAGATCGCAGAGGATACCGGCATTCATAAAGACCGCATAAAAGGATTATTCGACATACTCGTTAGTGAAGGCGTAATGATTACGCGAAAGATTCCGTGGTATGGACATACGAAGAAAATGTATATGCCGTTGTATGAACGGAAAGATGAGGCGTAAAGTTGCCCGATTCCTACCAACGGGAATCATTCGATTCCTACGAATGGGAATTAATCAATTCCTATGAACGGGAATATAATAAGAACAAATTAACAAGAACAAATTAATAATAATAAAGATTGCGCCCATTTACTTTCGTAAATAGACGCTGTAGTTATTATTGCATATATCTTATTGCAAATAAAAGAGCGTAAGCGATGAAAGAGAATAATATGACGCCCGATTCCTACGAATGGGAATTAGGCGCATAAATAACATGTAAAACACTACATTATAATCGCACCATATTACGCCCGTATATACGCATACAATATAATAGTAGGAACTCGGAATAATACGTATGCTATGCGGTTATCTACCGTAACTACAACCAGCTTTCGGTCGCCGAAGGAGAGACGCTTGTCAAACTCACGGGGTTGCTTATGTATCGCAAAGTATAAGCGTTCGTTTAACGACCGTTTACTGAACGAATGAGTAACACGATGATTGTAACGCATTAATGCCGATTATACAGTTCGAAAAGCCGTTCGTTAATCAACGTTCGGAGTTCGGAAATACAAACCGTTAAACGAACGATGTAAGCGGAAGGGGCGGGGGCGGTCCGGAAAAACGAATCGCTCCTGGTGCCGGAATCTTTCTCGCAAAATTTTCAAACTCGGGGCGTCGAATAAATCTTCCGTAAAACGTCCGTAAATCTATTGACGCAATCACTCGTTTCATGTACAATCGAATTATAAACGAAGTACAGACGAAATGAAACGAAAATGGAGGCGTTGGAAATGTTGTTTGGATATGCGCGTGTTAGTACGGAAGATCAATCGTTGGATTTGCAAATTGATGCGTTAACTAAAATTGGAGTGGACGAATTGTTCGTCGAAAAAATAAGCGGTACAAAGAAAGACCGACCGAAGCTAAACGAAATGCTCGGGAAGATGCGAAAAGGCGACAAGATAGTCGTATACAAACTCGATCGTATTTCGCGATCAACGAAGCATCTAATCGAATTGACCGAAACGTTTGAGGCTGCCGGAGTGGACTTCGAATCAATCCAAGATAAAATCGACACGTCTACGGCAATGGGACGGTTCTTCTTTCGCACAATGGCTTCTATTGCGGAATTAGAACGCGATATCATAAGCGAGCGAACTAAGGCGGGCTTAGAGTCGGCGAGGGCACGCGGACGTAAAGGCGGGCGACCAAGCGCCAAAAATGACGCAGTAGACAAAGCGCTGCGACTATACGACAGTGGCGAATATACTGTGCCGGAGATAACAGAAATGACCGGCATTGGAAAAACAACGCTATACAAATACTTAAAAGAACGCAAAGGGTAATCGGGCGCGCAGCCGGTTGCCTTTTTTCTATGCGCAAAAACATACCGAAGGAGGGGCAGCGAAATGAGCCGATTACAAGAACTCGCAGCAAAATTAACGGAACAACAAAAGAAAGCGGCGTACATGCTCGTCGAAAACGATTTGAAGTCGAACAAAGATGAGTCGAAATTATCTTACGCTGAAATTGCCGAAGATGTAGGCGTGACATATAAAACGATTTGGGAGTGGAAAACGAAGAATCGCAATTTCATCGAATATAAAAACGAAATCAGCGACGACTTCCTTAGCGAAAAGCGGTCGAAGGTTTACGGCCAATTGCTGAAATTAATCGAAAGCGACCAGCCAAGCGTCAAGGCAATCGATTTGTTCATGCGTCGATTTAGCTTGCTGACGGATAAGACAATCGTCGAGAATAACGACAACGCACAACGCAGTGAGGACGAAATTAAACGCCAGTTAGCGGAACTAGACTCGCTACTTAAAGACGAAAACAAATAACGGAGGTGACGGGTGGATGGCGTATATAGACGGCAAGTGGCTCGACCGAGAAGCCCGTCAAGCTCGCATCGACTTACTAAAAGAACGCGTGCTTAAAATTCGCAAATTATACGAAACGGGCAATGCGACCGAATCACATATCGATATCATGATGCAAGACGCGGCGGAATTGAAAAAACTTAACCGGGTACATCGCGCCGAGTACGATTTACTTTACTTTACGTACGAATATTTTAGTGCGGATTGTAACCCGGAAAACCCGTCGAACTTGATTCCGGAAGGACAGCGATACGAAGATGCGGCGGACTTTCACGTAACGCTTTGCTCGCTGCTCGACGAAGTGACACGCGGAGAACAAGAAACGAACGTAGGTTGGTCGGTTGGACGACGGCATGCGAAAACGGCTTACTTATCGAATTCATACTTGGCGCATCAATGCGCGTTTAGACATCAAAAATACATCGTAGAAGTTTCCGAAACGACCGACGTTGCCGGCGACTTTATTAAATGGACCGTAAATCAGTTGAAGTTTAACGAAAAGCTTCGCGACGATTTCGGTCCTTTGTTGCATCCGCGTCCTTCGATGAATGAAGTCGATAATAAATACGAATTCATTACGTCGGCGGGTACGAAGGTGGAAGCGAAAGGTATCGGAACGCAAATGAGAGGACTCCGCCATCTTTCCGAACGCCCTGGAATTTTCATCCTGGACGATTTAGAAAGCGGCGAGAATACGAATACGCCCGAACTACGTGCAAAGAACTTGCATTGGTTCCGGTCGGAAATGTTAGAGGCGTTAGGGTTTGGCGGCAAGTGTATTTACATGGGTACAATCGTTCATTACGATTCGCTCCTTAATCACGTACTAACTAAACGCAAAGACTTCGTATCAAAGAAGTTCCCAGCAATCCTTTCGTGGTCTGAACGCGAAGATTTATGGGAAGAATGGCGCAAGATTTATAACGCCGATGACAAAGACGCGAAGATAAATGCGGATGCATTTTACGAAGCAAACAAAGCGGAAATGGATCGAGGCACGAAGGTTCTTTGGCCACAAGCGTATAGTTATAAATATTTCATGGAGAAACGCGAATCGATGGGCGCGCGAGCTTTCAACCAAGAATATCTCGGCAATCCAGTCGATGAGGAATCGCAGATATTTAAAATTGACGAATTTACTTACTACGAAGACTACGACTTAGATTTAACACAATGTGACTTATATGCTGCGGCAGACTTTGCGATGGGTAAGGAAAAAGGCGATTACTCGGCATTTATCTCAATCGCAAGAAAACAAGATACCGGCGTTTGTTACGTTATTGATTGTTTCTTAGAGCGAGTAAAGCCGGATAAATTCATGCAAGAAATCGTTAAACGAACGTTGAAGTATCAATATGAAGGATTAGCGGTTGAGGCTCAACAAGCGCAGGAATGGTTCGCAGATAAGCTGCAAGAAGAATTACAAAAACACGGCTACCCAGCGCAAACACGACTTAGCAAGGTTAAGCAAAAAACGCGGAAGGCATTGCGTATCGAGGCGTTATTGCCCGACGTACAAAGCGGACGCATCCGATTTAAGAAAGATCATCGATTATTACTCGAAATGTTCGAACTGTACCCGAACCATAATCATGACGATGGCCCTGACGCATTAGCAGACGCATATAAGCTCGCTAAGGGTACTAAGGTATCAGTACGTTCGATAGCGAAAAGAACGCGATAACAAGCGAAAGGAGGCGTTTAAATGCCGTTTAATGTTCTAGCGGATTATAACTTAATGTCCGCGCCGGATATGGACGAACTATTATTCTCGCCGTATCAACAAGCGCTAGGTAAAGCGACAGTTGAGCGCATGCAACGACAAATAAGAAACTATGAATATTACGAAGGAAAGCAGCACGTTGATCCAAGGACAGGACAGCTCGTTAAGGCATCCGAATTGGAAAGACCGCCAGGACTCGATTATGACCCAACGCGCTACGCCACGAATTATTTTAAGTCGTTCATTAAGCGTAAAGCACGATGGCAGATGGGTGGTCAGCACGGAATTTCCGTATCGCCTAAACAAATCGACAGTATTATCGATGCGGTAAAGCCGGATTATGCGCCTAGTGAAGCGCAAAAAAGCGAAAATGACCGAGCGGAAAACTATGAACGATTGTTGTATCAGATTTGGCGCGAAAATAAAATGCGCGAAAAGTTACTACAAGCTGCTCGTGACCGTTTAATCGCCGGTAGAGTCGGCTGTAAAATCATGTTCAATCCGAATACTGGAAAAATAAAGTGGGTGTTTCGCCCCGATACGGAAATTATTCCTGTTTATTCCGATGATGATTTCGAAGAATTAATCGCAGTACACTTCGTCACGTTTAAGACGATTAAGGATATCGAAGTAATTCAAAAACAAACGTTCAGTCTTGAAAATGGTGTCTGTTATCTCGAAGAAGGTGTATATACGACCGATTTGACATTGCAGAAAACAATTACGAAAAAGCAATCAATGGAACTTGATTTCATTCCGGTCGTTTTGTTTCCGGTATCTGATTTAAGCGGAGAAGTAGCGGATAGCACGGAAATCGATGATATGAAAGAGCAAACGGACGTACTTAACAAAATGAACGAAGACGCAATAGATTCGCTTAAATTCGAAATGTTTTCTATGACGGCATTCTTAAATGTTCCGGAGGGTACAATCGATAAAGTTCGTATTGAGCCGGGTGGAGCAGTCGAAGCAAAAGGATCGATAGAAGGTGCTACACCGGATATCAAGAAAATCGAAGGCGGATTTCGTTGGAAAGAAGCGTTTAAGGATCAATATTCACGCGTTAAGTCAGCTTTGCATGAGATAACATCACTTCCGCAAATTGTTCCGCAAGAGTTAAACTTCGGGGGATTAAACGCGGATGCACTGCATGTTTTATTTCAAGAGATTATTCAAGAAACGGAAGAACACTGGTTGTCTTGGGGCCCTCGATTGGAAGAATTGCACGAAAAGACTATTCGATATTTGCAGGCTCGTGCTGATCGTTCGAAATTCGGTTACGACCGTGGAGTCGTTAAATCTATCGGAACGGACTATGAGAACGAAATTAAATTCGTACTGCCGTTACCGGACAATCGAAAAGAACTTGTCGAGTTACTAACTTTAGAAACTAGCGCAGGATTCGAGTCAATCGCGGGCGCAATGAATCGCCTAGGTGTTGAGAATGTAAACGCCAAGAAACAAGAAGTAAATAACGAATCTGTACAGCGAAGAATTTCAGAAGACCCGTATAGTGAAGTAAATTCGACCGGTGACGATACGTCGATATAAACTGACGTCAAATTCTCGTCCGAGAGACGTTAAGCGGAGGTTATTATGAAACAACCAATTAAGTTATTAAAACTAAATTTACAACACTTTTCCGAAGATATAGTCGACGATCAGCCTGCGGAGGCGCAAAAACCCGATACAAACGAAGTCGACAACAAAATTCCTTACGATCGCTTTAAGCAGAAGGTCGATGAAGCTAACGAATTAAAACGTAAGTTAGCCGAATTAGAAACAGCAAAACAAGAAGCAGAACGTAGGAAGTTAGAAGAGCAAAATGAGTTCAAGTCTCTATATGAGACTACGAAACAAGAACTCGAACAAATCCGCAAAGAGGCGGAGCAAAGTAAGATCGAATCCCTCAAAACTAATTTGCTCGTTAATGCCGGCTACACTGGCGAGCAATTAGAACGCGTACGCAAATATATTGTTGGCGCCGACGAAGATGCAATAAAAGCATCACTCGAAGAATTAAAGCAAGACATTCCGCCGAAATTCGGTGGCGTTGACCCTAGCGTTAGTAATCCGCAAAGGCAACAACCACCAGCGAAAGACCCAGCGGAAGAAGGACGTTCACTTTACGAACGATTAAAAGCGGCGGGAAAAATTCGCCGATAAAACAATACTAGGAGGAAAACCGAAATGGCATACAACTTACAAACTTCTCAAACGTCATTCAAAGGCGGAAAAAACATTCTAGCTTCTGAACATTTTCAATTCGTTGAGGCTGGCGTAACACTTAAAGCGGGGCAAGGTGCTCTTGCAGTAGGTCAGGCAATTGCTCGTGAAACTTCAACAGGTAAATGGGTAAAATTCGTAGATGCAGACGTTGCTAATTACGATGATTTTGGCATTCTTAATGTCGACGCAGACGCAACAACTTACGACGCAATTGTTGGTGAAGTTATTGTCAGAGGTTCTGTTTATGACGCTAAATTAGTTGAGGCAACAGACGCATTTAAAGCAGAAGTACCTAATATCCGTTTTGTAAAACACATTTAATTAGTAAATAAAACTACTCAATTTTAGGAGGAAATAATAATGGCAGGTATTACACACTTAAAAGAATTTCAAAAACCATCACTTCGCGGACTTGTTGACGCATCCGTTCAAGACGCAGTTCCAACGTTAGGGGATCGTTTCTTACCGAATGCTAATACGTACTCAAATACTTTCTCATACGACATTATCAAAACGAATAAATATATTGGCGCAATGATTGGTTACGGTTCAGAGCCACCAGTTGTTGACCGTGACGCAGTTGCTTCTAAAATGGGCGAAATCGCGAAAATGGGTTTAAAATATATCGCTACGGAAGAGGAATTACTTGCGTTACATCAAGCGCGTAATGATGGCGAGCATGCCGCAATGGTTGATAAGTTAACTCTTAAAGGTGTTGACCTTGTTAACGCAATCCAACGACGTATCGACGTTATTAAAATGGAAGCACTAACGAAAGGTAACTTCGCATATAACAAAAATGGTGTAAAGGTTTCCGTTGATTTCGGAGTGCCAGCCGAGCATAAGGTTGCGTTAACAGCAGGTGCAGATTGGAACGAAGCAGATCGCGATGTAATTGCAGACTTACTTGGATTCGTAGCCACTTACGAAGCAACTAATGGCCAATCGCCGTCTGTTATTTTAATGAGTCGCGAAGCGCAAGCGAAATTGTTAACGAATAAGATTATCGTTACAGAAGCAGGTCGCCCGGTCGGTTCTACTCGAGTAAGCCAAGCGGAACTAAACGAAGTTTTAGGTGGATTTGGATTACCGCCAATTCAAGTTGTTACTGATCGCAAAGTTACGGTAAAAGATATTTACACAGGAAACGACGAAGTTATCGAATTTATGCCTGCTAACAGAATCGTAATGCTGTCCGAAGGTATTGGCGAATTTTTACTAGGTCCAACCGTAGAGAACGATTTCCAACCAGGTATCGTGCTTGAAGCGAAGGACAAAGACGAGCCAATTCAATCAATTTTACGTGCGGTTGCTGCCGGGTTCCCAGCGCTGGAAAAACCGTCCTTAATCTTCCACGCAGACGTATATACTGCGTAATGGTAAAAGTGAAAGTACTGAACGCGGTAGTGGATGGGAGCACTACCGGTTCTATTATCGAAATTGACGAACAATCAGCGAAACACCTCGCAGCTATAAAGTACGTCGAAATTCTTCCGCAAGAAAAAGACCCGGAGGAAGAACCGAAAAAGCCAGCGACAAGAAGACGCAAAAAAACGGAATAGGAGGACGTAATCATGGCGAATTTAACCGAGCTTTCAGAACGTTTATTCAAACGTTTCAAAGGCGTACCTAATATAACAATTACCGACGCGACTGATTGGACGGAAGAGGCGTTATTGGAGCACGGCTATAAAACGTCGGATAACATTCCTTCCGAAAAGGACTCGTTAATTTTACTTTATGCACAAGCGGAAGGCGCTGGACAAATCGCTTTAGCAACTGCGCACTACTTCTCATATCGCGACGGCGAAGAACAAGTCGATAAAACTAAGATATCGGAACAGTATCGCAAATTAGCGTCGGACTTACGTTCGCAATATGAGCAGAAAAAGGCAGTTACAGGCGGTTCAAATTTCCGCCATTTGAAGCGAGTTGATCGTTTATGACGAACCAAGAAAAACTCGACAAGTTGCTCGAAAGTCTTTCCGATAAATATATTAAACTTAACGCCAAGCAGCAACGCTTTGCAGTTGCGGAAATTAATCGCGTACGGGCCGAGTTAGTCGAAAAATTAGCGGAATATGCAGACAGCGACGGAATAATTAAACGACAGCGTTTAAACGCATTATTACGCGAATTAGAAACGATTGAAAAAGCGGTCCGCAAGAACGGCATGAACGCGCTGGAATCGATCATTAAGGAATCGGCGTCGGCTTTAACGGACGGCATCGCTGCTTCGATTATTGCCGACGGAATTTCCTTCGATAAAGTAAACGCAAATGTATTTCGCTATGTAGTCAATCGCTTTGGAGAGGACGGTCTTGTTCTTTCCGATCGCGTTTGGCAGTTAGCGGGCGATCAACGCGAGGAACTATCGAAAACCATTCGCTCGGGCGTCATTCGCGGCGAGGCTGTTACAACGATGATTGCGGCGGTTAGAAAAGTTTACGAAAACGAAACGTGGAAAATTAAGCGATTGGTTGTGACGGAAGGCAATACGGCATTTCGTACCGCAGCGGCATATTCGGCGCAACAAAGCAAAGTAGTCAAGGCGATGCGAGTACACCACGGTAAAGCAGACCGACCTAATCACCGTTGTACAATTCTCGAAAAGGCAGATTCATACGGAATGGGTCCAGGAATATATCCCGCAATGGCAAGCGAAATTTATATGATGCATCCGAATTGTACCGGATTCTTAACATACGTACTAGACGAAAGGTGGTTATAAGATGCTAACGGATGCTGATATCGAATTTATGAAGCAAAACCGAGAGGAAATAACCGCCAAACGTACGCATGATATAACCGTTTATTATGCCGGTGAAGTTTCATACGATCCAATCACAAACGAGCCAATTGGCGAAGTACCTGGCGAACGAATTGTGCCGTCAGTTGTGACGGAAATATCTTCGACTGCTTCGGCGAATAGTGAACGTGGATTGATAAACGGAATAATAATCGAAACAGGCGACATTTGGTTTTCGGTTAACATCGATTTAATCGAAGACATTGTCGGCAAAATTACTTCCGTAAAATATGACGAAGTTGACTACGAAGTCCTTGCGAAAGATAAAAAAGGGATCGGCAAGCGGAATCGAATCGAGTTTTTAGGGAGGAAGCGCTCATGAGTATTCGTATCGTAGGATTAAACCGGGTATTATCTTCGCTTGAAACCGACGAATTAGTTCGTAATGTCGCCAATACAACGGAAGCATATACGCGTAAAGCTGCGAATGAGGCGGCGGAAATGGCGCCAGTCAAAGACGGTATATTGCGGAACTCCATTACAGCTAGTCCGGAACAAATTGACGAAACACATTGGCAGTATGGGTCGAACGTACCTTATGCGCGAAAACAAGAATACGAGAATAAAACGCATAAAGCATTTATTCGTAAATCCGTATGGAACAACGAAGAACCGTATTTTCAAAAAATTAAAGGTTATGTTCGCGACTTAGGAGGATGATATCGTGCAGTTAGAAGTGCAACATTCCATTCGTACGTGGCTCGCGAATAAAACCGGCATGAATTGCGTATGGGTATTCGATGGGGTTGAGTTGCCGAAGACTAAGCCGTTTCTTACGATCGAGCAATTGCAGAATAATATAACGCAAATTGCGAAGTTGCGCGAAACGATGGCGACGACATATCGATTCCAAGTGGGTTTATTTGCGAGTAGTTCGAGTGATCGTGCGAAATTACAAGAAACCGTAAAAGAAATATTTTTATTCGACGAGATACCGTTAGTCACTGCGACAGTTCTATCGCAAACTATCGGTTCTTTTTATGTGGACGTAGCAACTGAAACGCCAATACAGGCGGATGACATTAGTAACACAACGCAATACCACCACATGTATTTCGATATATCGGTGGAATTGACGAAAAATAGGGGGAATCGATAATGCCAATAGAATATAGAGGCGATGAATTTATTTACGCAGTAACAATCCCAGCAGAAACAGGAACAGGGACATTAGTAAGACCGTTTAACCAAACTTCCGGATCAACGAACATTTCCGCAGACTCACTTGACTTAGATACGAAAGATAAGTCGGGTTCCGAGTACGGACGTATTACCGAAGAAGTATCGCTGGAAGGTATCGTATCCGAAGGCGATCCATTCATTGATTATATAAAGAAAGCTATACGTAATAAAGAATTCGTCAAAATTTACGAAATTAACACTCGCACGAAAGATGCGGAGTGGGGATTATATATGATTTCTTCATTTGAGCGCTCGTTTGGAAACGGCGATTATTCTACGTATTCTCTAAGCGGAACGTTAAATGGAAAAGTCACAGAGGAAACATTGACAGAGGTTCCTGAAGGCGCGCAATAAGCGCCTTTTTACTTACTAAAATAACCGAAAAGGATGATCATATATGGCACGTTTTGAAATAGAAGGAAAAGAATACGAATTGAAATTAACATTTGCGTCCGTTAAGCACTTAGGAACTCTTTACGAAGGTGGCGCGTTGGCGCTAATCGGTAAATCTATCTCCGGAGATTTAGACACGTTTGCATATATCGTACACGCCGCATTATTCCACACGAACGAAAATATATCGCTTAAAAAAGTTAATGATGCAATTGAAAAGTTATTCGATGAAGAAAAACTCGACATGGATGCGATACTTAAAATTTCCAATGAAGTGGTAATCGAAAGTTTTTTCTTCAAGAAGACGGTAAACAAGATGATGGCGAAAGACCCGAAAGCGTTCGAGATGCTGAAAGATCTTTTAGCGTAGATAACGCAATAAAAGACGGCTGGCGCTACTTAAGGTTAACGCCCGATAAGATATACGCGTTAACGCCGAAAGAGTTTGTGTTGTTATTTGAAGCGCAAAACGAACGTCGTTACGACGAATATGAACGCCAATCGCATTACGCAATCATGAACGTAAAAGCGCAAAACGCTAAAAAATCGATCAAGGCAAGCGACTTATTCAAACGACCGGCAGATGAAAAGGCAGAAGCGGAACTCCAAGTCGGTATAGAAAAAGCGAAACATGCTTCGGAATGGCTATCCCAATTCGAGCAGTTTAGCGGAAAGGAGGAAGCGAATGGCAGACCATAGTATCATCGTTGAGTTAGGTGCAAATATATCAAACTTGACGAATAATCTCCGAACTGCAAGCAATACACTTTCCGATTTTGGGTCTAGAACGCAGCAGTTGGGCGCGGATATCGCAAAAGGATTTGGAGCGGTCGGACTAAGCATCGGCGCAGGATTAGGATATGCTGTTAAACAGTCAGCGGATTTCGACTCTGCGATGCGTAAAGCTGGCGCAATTGCGGGCGCTAACACGGCAGAGTTTGACGCAATGAAACAATCGGCAATTGAACTCGGCGCCAATACATCGAAAAGTGCGAGCGAAGTGGCGGTCGCAATGACAGAACTTGCTGCCAAAGGATTCGACGCTAATCAAGTAATCGCCGCAATGCCTGGCGTAATATCCGCAGCGGAGGCATCCGGTGAAGACTTAGCGATGACATCCGATACTGTATCTTCGGCGTTAAACATATGGGGATTAGAAGCGAGTGAGGCTAGTCGAGTTGCGGACGTGTTAGCGGAATCAGCGAATTCAACGGCAGCAGGAATCGAAGATATGCAATATGCGTTTAAATATGCGGGTTCGCCAGCCGCAGCGTTAGATGTTTCGATGGAAGAACTTGCGGGAGCAGTCGGCTTAATGACGAATGCTGGTTTAAAAGGAGAAAACGCAGGGACAGCGCTTCGTGCGTCATTATTAGCGTTATTGAATCCATCGGAGAAAAACTCGAAGATGATGGAATCGATGGGAATTGCGATAACAGACGCGAAGGGAAATTTCGTAGGTCTTTCGGGATTAGTCGATAATATATCGAAGTCAATGGAAGGTATGACGGACACACAAAAAGCGGCCACTCTTGCATCATTAGTCGGAACCGAAGCGGTATCCGGCTTTTTAGCGTTGATGGAAGCGGGACCGGATAAGATAGACGAAATGACAGCATCGCTAGAAGGTAGCGAAGGAGCATCGAAAAAAGCAGCGGATCAGATGAAAGCGGGAATAGGTGGCGCATTAGAGGAACTAAGTGGCGCTATCGATTCGTTAGTTATTACGATAGGAGACCAATTGGCTCCGGCGGTTCAAACTGTGGCGGAATGGCTTTCGAAATTATTGAATTGGTTTACTAATTTACCGGAGGGCATGAAACAATTTCTCGTTATTACGACTGCGGTACTTGGCGGAATAACATTATTAGCAGCCGGATTAGGCGTATTATTGGGATTCGTTGGGTTGGTTTCGAGCGGTGTTGGTTCATTAGCGATTCTTTTCGGAACAACATCGACTGTTATTTTAACGACCATCGGTACAATATTCGGAGTAGTCACTGCGATTATTGCGGTTACAATAGCGATAATTTCGGCGTATAAAAACGTTGAAGGGTTCCGTAATGTAGTCGACTCATCTTGGGCGTGGATTTTAAATGCAACGAAAAAACTCGGTCCGGGAATCCAAGCAGTCTTCGGAGCAACGGTCGATTGGATCGTGCGAAAATTCGGAGAGTTAAAAGGATTAGTGGTAATTATTGGCGGATTTATTGCGCAAGTAACTAGCGTACTAGGGGAAAAATTTGCCGATATAGGTTCCGCAATTGGTGGAGCGGCTTCGGGGATATTTGGTAGTTTTGTCGCAAAGGCATCGGAATTTCTTTCAGCGGTTAAGGCGTTATTTACCGGCGATGCAGAAGCGCTTGTGCCGATTATAACAACACTTGCGCCAACTATTATCGGCTTATTAATCGGAGGTATACCTGGTTTATTGATTTCGGCTTCGCGATTCTTACCGGCAATAGCTGACGGAATGGAATCCGGAACACCTAAAATTGTCGAAGTTATCAATAACGTTGTTAGCGTAATTATTGATTTCTTGCAGAATAGTTTACCTAATCTGATTCAGATGGGACTCGAAATTATATTGAATTTAATAAACGGAATTTTAGCGAGTTTGCCGACGCTAATTAACGTGGCTGTCACGATTATCAGCACTCTTATCGAAACTTTAGCGACATTAATTCCGCAGTTACTAACGATGGGAATTCAACTACTGACGACTCTTTTAGAAGGGCTTGTTTCTGCAATCCCTTTAATTGTTGAGGCAATCATACTAGTAATTGATTCTTTAACGAATGTACTCTTATCAAATTTGCCTACTATTATGGACGCGGGAGTAAATATCCTGACTGCATTAATTGAGGGAATATCTACCGCATTACCGATGTTACTAGGCATGGCTGTGTTATTAATTACAGAAATAGCAACAGGTTTACTGCAAAGTCTTCCTAAAATACTTGATGCAGGCATGAAGATTCTAATGGCTTTAATTAGTGGTATTTTACAAATATTACCACAGTTAATAGCGACGGCGCTTACTTTAATCGTAAAGATAGTTAGTGTTTTGATTGCTAATCTGCCAAAAATCATATCATCGGGGGTTAAAATTCTTGTAGCTTTAATTAATGGAATCGTGAGTATTTTGCCTCAATTAATAGCAACAGCATTAAAGTTGATTGTGCAAATAGCAACTATTTTAATACAAAACCTACCTAAAATTCTTTCAGTAGGTAAAGATATACTTCTTGCATTAATTAAAGGAATAATCAGCATAGTTGGTACTTTAGGCAAGGCCATATTCACAAAAGTAATCCCTGCCATCGTCGACAAACTTAAAAGTATCGACATGTTAAGTATAGGTAAAGACATAATAAATGGTCTATTAAAAGGTATAACATCGATGACCGGCGCTCTTAAAGAAAAAGTTGCAGGATTAGCGAAGTTAATTCCGGACGGCGTCAAGAAGTTGCTCGGAATTCACTCACCGAGCCGTAAAGCGATTTGGCTAATGGAAATGTTCGGTCAAGGTATGGTAAAAGGTCTCGACAATTCCATGCGAAGTGTTAAGGCAATGGCGCATAAACTAGTCGACGCAGCAACGCCTTCGATCGACATGTCTTACAACACACCAAACTTTACATCTGCGGGTGTGTTAGGCGTTAATCACTCATTCGATGATGATACGCAAGCAACAAACGCAATGTCACGCGTAGAGCAATTACTCGAACAGTTATTACGCAAAGACACATCGTTAGTAATCAACGGAAGAGAATTCGCGGCGGCAACGTACAATGATTACGACAATTACGGCGGCAATAAAATTAAACTAGCGGAAAGGTGGGATTAGGATGAGCGCGTTTGCCATTACGGAAGGATTTACGTATGCAGGTGAATCGACTATGTCGAAAGGTTTGCGGTTAGTTGGGCGCGATGCTCCTAGTCCTGCCGAAAAAACGATTATCGAAAGTTTACCGTTCGTTCAAGGCGTGTATGATTTTTCCGCCATTTTGGGCGAGCGGGTTTTCGAAAATCGCACAATTACGTATCAGTTCTTGTTGCTCGAATCGGCGTACGGCACGCGTAAACTTGCGGAAATATCGCTGAAAAAATGGCTTGTAACTCCGCAAATACAACGTTTATACGATACGCATGATTACGGTTATTACTGGCTCGGCAAATTTTCGCAAGTATCAGTCGAGGATAGCCAGCAAGACGGAACGCTTATTGTAACGGCTGACTTCGATTGTTACCCGTTTATGATCGGTGAATTAGCGGAAGGCAATGACATATGGGACGAATTCAATTTCGAATTAGACGTCGCGCAGGATACCGAGTATGTGATTAACGGAAAGAAAACGATTAAGCTCTATAACGTTGGTTCAAACGGAGTGTCGCCGAAGATAACTTCGACTGCTGCGATGACCATAACGAAAGGTGGACAGCAATTTAACGTGCCAATTGGCGAATCAAAAAGCGATTTACTGCGCTTAGAGATTGGCATTAATAATTTGACGATTACGGGCAACGGCACAATTAAATTCGAATTCTACAAGGAGGTAATGGCGTAATGTATCTCGTGCAAATTTTCGACGGACCGACCGACACAAAAGGCGTAACGATTCATTCGCCATATCCAAACGGTGCGAAGTTATCTAGCGGACAATTAACGCTCAAATTAAGCGGAGTTGACGAATTTAAATTCAGTTTGACCCCGAATAACCCAGGATATCGAAAGATTGATCCGTTAGTAACACTTATTAAAATTACCGAGGTAAAAAGCGGCGATTTAGTGTTTAGCGGTCGTGTTCTGCAGCCTACTTATCGCATGAGTGACTCGGGACTATTCATCGACGAATACAACAGCGAATCAAAGCTCGCATACTTGCAAGATTCTACGCAACGATTTGCCGAGGTACACAATACTACTGTGCGAGATTTCTTTGCGTTATTAATCGAAAGGCACAACGAAACAGTGGAAGAACACAAGCGATTCAAAGTAGGCAACGTTACGGTAACGAATTCTACTGACAACGTATATCGGTTCATCGACTACACAAAAACATATCCGACGATTAAGGAAAAGCTGCTCGATAGATTGGGCGGCTTTTTAGTTATGCGAGAAGAGTCGGACGGGACATATATCGATTACCTTGCGAGTGTGGGCGAAATTAGTGAAACGACGATTAGTTTACGCAGGAATTTAAAGAGTATTTCGCGAGGGGTCGATCCGACGGATGTTATTACAAGACTTGTTCCGTTAGGCGCACGACTAGAAGATGCGGAATCATCAAGCGACAGTAAACCACGCTTAACAATCGAAAGTGTAAATGGTGGGCTAGATTACCTCGAAGATTTAACGCTTCAAGCAGAGTTTGGAATTGTCGAAGGTAATGTCGTTTGGGACGATGTTACACTTCCGCAAAACTTACGCACTAAAGGCGTTGAGTATTTAGCTAACCAAAAAGCTGCGATTGAAACCTTCGATATTAATGCCGTTGATTTATCGCTTATTGGATTAGAGATTGACGGATTTAATGTAGGCGATTGGTATATCGTAGACAATCCATATGTGATGGGGCGAGATCCGGTTCAGATTATCGAGAAAACGATCGACCTAAACTCGCTTCAACAATCGAAGCTAACGTTCGGAGAGAAATCGATGTCTATAACGCAATACCAAAAAAAGGCGAATAACGTTGCGAATAATATCGGTAATTTACGCGAGCAAGTCACAACGCAAACAACTCGCATAGGTCAATTGAGCGCTGAATTAGCGGAGGCAAAAGCGGAACTAGAAGCGACACAACAAAGTCTCGCGCAATTCGAAGGCGGCACAACGGAAGGTATGGCGCAGATTAATGCGGCGATTGGAAATATTAACGCAAGTATAACGGAATTACAGGCGATTATAAGCGAAATAGAAAGCGTTGTGTCGGCGGAGGAAATTGCGCAAATGAAAGCGGATATTGAGGCGAACACGAACGGATTGGCGGCGGCGGATGCACAAATCGCAGACTTAGTAGCGCGAGTGACAGCGTTGGAGAATAGCGAAGGGGGAACGGGAGTATAATGGGAAACATTACGGAATATTTAAACAAGATAAAAACGGCAATTTACGGCAAGGAAGTTCGTGGCGCAATGCACGATGCGATTAAACAAGTGTATGATGATGCGGCGCAAAGTGGGAACGCGAATATGGAGGTTGTGTTGGCGCGTGGGACTGAACCGAACCTTAACGCAAGGCTTGGTAAAATGGATGAAGTTTCGGAAAGTAATACCGCGCAGTTAGTGACTTTAGATAACAAGAAGGCTGACAATGACTTTGTAACAACTTTATTTAATTCCGTTTCCGGGAGTGGACCGAGAGATGTATATTACACTTTAGAAGCTTTAAAATCCGCTTTTCCTAACGGAACAACTGGACTATATTTAGTTCTTAATACAGATCCGGAAAATCCACATAAATACGCATGGAGTAGTACAGACAAAGATTGGTTAGATCTAGGGGTATACCAATGGGATCAAGTGCCGGATAATTCTCTAACAACAAATAAATATGCTAACAATTCAATTACTAATAATAAGGCGAATTTTATTAGTAAAAGTATGAATCTATTTAATATGCATAATATAAATAATCAAGATAGCATGGATATTCTTTATAACGGAGAAACACAAGCGAATAGCTTAACTGTTTTAACCGATTATATTGAAATTAATGCTAATGCGTATTACTCGATAACGAAGCCCGGTCGCAGTATTGCCTTTTATAATGCTCAAAAGGAATTCATCAGTGGAATTGATGTTTCAGTTGTGCAATCAACGTTTCAAACACCATCTAATGCTTGCTACATGAGAACTGCATTTTATAAAACTTCTATTCATTTAGCAATGATTGTAAAAGGAACAACCTTACCTACTAATTATGTCCCATACTTCAGTAAAATTGTGAAGGATGATAAAACTTTATCGAGTGTTGTTGCAGATAATTTTACAGACGATGTGGATTTTGGAAAGGATCTAATAAAGAAAAAAAACCTAGAATTTCTTAAATTGAAAAACTTATTTGATAAATCAAAAGCAACTTTAGGTGTATGGATGACTAATAGCGGAAATACCGCAAGCAATGCTGATCAATATACTAGCGATTATATAGAAATTGAGCCAGACACCACATATATAAGAAACACTAATGGAAATTATGCTTTTTTCGATGAGAATAAGATAGTAATAGAAGGTCATGATGAAAATAACGGCGGAAAACTCAATCCTTTTACAACCCCTCCGAATGCAAAATATGTCCGTTTTAGCGGATGGTCTGCTTATGACTTGCAGGAAGGTTATTTGATCAAAGGTGATACTAAGCCTTCTATGTTTATTCCTTACGGATACAGTATTTCTCATGATATTGTTACTAGCCACCAAAGATGGGGCGGTAAAACATGGTTGTCAGTAGGTGATAGTTATACAGCTGCTGGTCGTTACCAAATAGAAGTAGCAAGAATCTGTGGTTTTGAGAAAGTTAAAATTGACGGAGTTGTTGGTAGAATGTTTTCTGATTTCACCCAAAATATTACTGCTGAAGTTTTAGATGATGTAGATGTTTTAACGATAATGGGTGGAGCAAATAACTTCCAAGGGTTACGATTAGGTACGATTGACGATACACCAGACAGTGGTACATGGTACGGAATGATTAAGCTTTTAATTGACCATATTTTGACCTTGAAACCTTCGGTTCGATTAGTGTTTATTACTCAATCACGTTATTATGCAAGTCAAGGCGCAAACATAAATGGTGTTACTCAAGAAATGATGGCTAATGCAATGAAAGAAACTTGTCAATATTATAGTATACCTGTAATTGATGTGTTTTCGAAATGTGGTTTTAACACATATACAGAGTCTGTATACATGAGTGGGGATAAGTTACATCCTAATAATATAGGATATAAGAAAATCGGAGAAATAATTGGAGAAGAATTAAATAAACTATGATTCTTTTATACTGTACAGAGTGATCTTTTTATAGTAATATATGGAATAAGATTTCCAATAATCTGTTGGGAGATGGTTAAGATGTTAGATTTAACACTTGATAGAACGATAGAATATAATGGGTCTGTATTCCGAATCGTCGAAATTCTTCAAAGTGCAACTTTGTTGGTTATTAAAGAAGAGGATTACCAAAATGGTAAATTTCCCCTACAAACATATTTAATACCAGGTAAGTAAACACGGCAGTTAATGTTCGTGTTTTTTGTTGTTCATTTTAATGTCAGCAAGCAGGATACTATTGTGCGGTAGAAAAGAGAGCTAATTAGCTCTCAAATAGTTTTATCAAGATCGTTGATTAGTCTTTTTGTTCCAACATATATTTCTTTTAAAGTTGGAATAACAGAAGTATTCAAATCCGTAAAGAAGAATTCAACATAAAAAGTTGCATTATAATTGTTTACATGAGGGTGGCTTTGTGCAGTGCTTGAGTCAAAAGGTACTCCGTTTATTACAATATCGTGACCACCATTCCCAAATGATTGAACGTTATTAAATATATTGCCTCCAGGTAATATCATATTGTGGACGTGTACACCTTTTTCTTCTTTTCTTTGTTTTGTTAAATTACGATGTTTATTTTCATTGATTAAATATGTTAAATTAATTAACCATGGAACTGTACTAAAATGCTGGCAATCTTCTAGTATTGGAACTATTTTAGGGTTGGTTTCGCGTAACCCTTTCCAGTCCTCGTTTATTTGTTTATAGAAGGAACTCTTACCTAGTCTTTTTGGTATAATAGGAAAGTACACCCTTCCGCGTCTTTTTAATGCTTCTCCTTTGTAATTACTTTTACAATAAGCAATGAATATGAAATTCGCAGCATAATCTAATGGGGAACGGCAATTCTCCAAAAAGTTTTTAATCTTTACCTTTAAATAAGGAATAACATCTTCATGTTGAATTGATTCTTGAATTAATTCTTCAACTTCATCCAACATGATTTCAGCAATATCTAGACACGCCTTTGAATCTTTTAACCATTCCATACTAATCACCTCCTTTGGTATAATAAGGATAATTATACAATTAAAAGAGGTGATTTTGTTGGACAAATCCAAATTATTGAAAATATTTGAGGAAGTTCTAACAAACTGGGAATCTGCTCAAGAGTATGTGCTTCAAGATACTATTTGTGTTGGGGAAGATCATTTGTATGAGGAATTAATACAAGATATAAAAAATTATAGAAAACAATTTGTTGAAGTACTTAATTCCTAGTGCTTCTTTTTTTATTACCTTTAAGGAGGTGAAAACCTATGTATAGAGAGAAAAGGGGGATGGGAAAATGCCAACGCAACAGGAGGTGCAAGTTGATGTGGACATCTGGAAAGAGTCAGTACAGAGTGAGTTAAAAAGGTTAAAAGAAGTTCAAGACAAAGACCATGATAGGATAGACAAATTGGAAAGAAAAACAGACATTCATGAACACGACATCAAAGATATTAAAGAAACATTAAGAGAAATTAATGAGGATACGAAATGGTTACGGCGATCGATTACTAATGCACTCATTGTTGCTTTAATCGGTGGAGCTGTAGCCATTTTTTATGCAGCAATTAAAATTGGAGGATGATTAAAATGGATAGAGGAACTATTATTAGAACGATTGTATTGTTTATTGCTTTAGTGAATCAATTTTTAGTTAGTTTTGGGCTTTATGAAATACCGGGTACAGCGGAGGAACAAACAGCATTTATTTCTGCGGTATTTACGTTTGTAACAGCTGTAATTGCTTGGTTTAAAAATAATTATGTAACTGCAAGAGGTAAAAAGCAAAAAGATTTATTAGTTGCTCATAACCTAGCTAAAAATCAATCAAAAACAAAGTAAGAGTGGCTTAACAGCTGCTCTTTTTTATTGGGGTGATAACAGTGTTTAAGAAAATTAAATGGTTCTTTAGCAAAGTAGACAAGAAAGAAATTGAAATCTTATTAAACGAAAAATATTAAGGAGTGAGGATAATATGAGTTTGAAAACATTGCAAGATAAAGCTGTAAAACGCATGGGTTCTGGAATGAAAGCAATTGTTGTAACAAAAGTATTAGAGATCATTAAAGAAGCGTATGATGAAGGAATTTACGTATTGATTACAGACGGCTATCGTTCATATGCAGAACAAGATGCCTTATATGCACAAGGCAGAACAAAACCCGGTCCAATTGTTACAAATGCAAAAGGTGGACAATCAAATAACAATTTCGGTATTGCGGTAGATTTCTGTTTAACTAACAAAGAAGGCACAGCGGCATACTGGACAGTTAATAAAGACTGGAAACGTGTAGCAGCTATTGCAAAATCAAAAGGATTCGCATGGGGTGGAGATTGGACTAGCTTTAAAGATAATCCACACTTAGAATATACCGGTAATATCACTATAACACCGGAAGAAACGAAAGTCGGTTCAGTGATTGTTAATACTCCATCTGTATTAGAAAAAGGAGATAAAGGAACTGCCGTTAAAAAGTTGCAACAAAAACTAATTGATAAAGGTTTTAAACTAACGAAATACGGAGCAGACGGACATTATGGAGATGAGACAGTTAATGCAGTCAAATCTTTTCAGAAAGCTGTAAAAATAACAGTAGATGGCGTATATGGTCCTGTCACAGCTAAAAAGTTAGACGAGTATAAGAAGCCGTCCACATCAAATAAAGCGAATAGTGAAGCTATAGTACCTTATCCTGGGCATTTAATTAAGGTTGGAAGTAAAGGTAAAGATGTGGAGCGTATTCAACGTGCGGTAGGAGTAACAGCAGATGGAATCTTTGGTAATGCTACTAAAAAAGCTGTACAAGCATATCAAAAACGACATGGATTAGACGTAGATGGCATCGTTGGTAAAAACACTTGGAATAAGATGTTTTAAATTAAAAATGACGAATTTCCTTATACTCACTTCAAAAGCCCCACTCTTCATAGTGGGGCTTTTGCGTGTTGTCTGAAGAAATATTTTAATAGATAAACAATCAACATCTTCAGCGAATGGGATATTATAATCAGTATTACTTTAACAAAGCAAATTTCACTTTGCTTAAAAGTTCTTCTGCTAAAATTTTTCCTAATTCATCAGGGTTATCTGCTAATTCCTGGATTGTATTTTCTTTTACGGTTTTGGGTAAAAATTTACTTTCAAGATTCTTCTCTAGTAATAGTTGGCTCATTATTCTCACTCCTAAAATAATTTTGGTGAAAGTTTTGGTTGATGTTGCGATCAAAGTAGTGTTTTCTTTTTATCCAGACCATCCCATCCCCTTTAGTTATTACAGCCACATCAATAGGACCACCTACTGTTTCTAAATTAGAAGATACTTTCCGTCTGAAAGAAGTTAAGTTAACTAAAGCTTCAGCTATCTCAGCTAATTCATCTTTAGGTAATGATTGAACAACTTGAACAATGGGGATTTTAAAGGATTTTGTCTTATAGTTTTCAATAACCTTAATATATTCTTCATAAACCTTGTTAATATTTTCGCTAAGTTTTACTTTAAATCCTTCTTTTTTTTGCACTTCGGAAGTAATAATTTCTTCCAAATCTTTTAATATTATATCAGGAATTTGTTTTAAAACTTTTTCTAAGACCGCATTACTCACTTGGTTTAGAGCTGGATCAATACCATTAAAAAAAGTAGAAGCCATATCACTTTGAGCAAAGGGAATAATTGAAGCTGTATTATCAAATCCTATTTTTTCTTCTTCAACTGAGTTAATTTTAAGCTTATTGTTAATTTTTCCTTCTACATAATATGAGTAAAGTGAAGGATATATGTCTGTCTCTCCAAAACCAGAAATGACCAATCCGGTCTTTGTTGAACTAAATTCTTTAAGCAGGAAAGAGGCACTAATCCATTTCAAATGAGTAACAAATACTGAGTCAGTTATTAAGTTTTCAAAGGTTTTATTTACTATCTCTTCTAAATCGGAATCGTAGGTAGTTAAAATATATCTAATGTCTTCTTCATTAAAACCATTGATAAATTCTTTTTTTTCGTATGTAACTAACAAATTTTCTATCTCAGTTTTAGTTATTTCTGCTAAAAGTTGCTCACTTGAATCTTCTGGAAATTGGTTAACTCTTCTTTTTAGTGATTCAATAGTTCTTGAAGCAAGGTTATGTAAAAAAGAACTCGAGGTTCCGCATATATATTTTTTTTCTAACTCTTTAGAATTAAGTTCTTTAAAAGGTGGATCATTTAAAAATTTTATGAAATTTTCTGCGTATTCCTTAGTAGTATTAAAATAATCTTTTCCAAGTTTTTTTCTATATACTTTAATAATTGGTTCCCATGGTATACTAACGAAGTTTGCATTCCCAAAAATCATAATGCCGATAGGATGAAACTTTGATAGAGAAAAAAGCTTATTTGCTGAATTATAAACTTTTTTACCTCCTCCTATTGTAACTGCGCTATCTGCAGCCATAGCTACTCCCATTGTGTTCATTACACAAATTTCAGCTGTCATTATATCACACCTTATAGTTATATTTTTATTAATCCATCTAAAGATTCTACAAAAATATCCTTTTTCCTCCAAAAAATGCAAAAAAATAGTTACTTTATATGTATTGTATTTATTTTGTCAGTTTAGTGAACTAAAAGGAATTTACTTCCACAATAAAGAAACCTCCTATAGAAAGGAGGGATAAAATGACCGACTATGATTTATTGCTTCAACTGAAAGAACAGTACGAATCCGCGAAAGACTCCGCAGAACTTAAATTCCTAATCGAAACCTTTTTAAATAACTTTCCTATTGATCTAAATGACGATGTGAAAAGTAATAATTAAGTAGCTTTTCTGTATTGTTTCTTAGATTATCATTAAAATATCTATGCACTTCATGGTAACCATTGAAATAAAAATTATATTCCGTAAAAGCTTCGTCACTTTCACCTTTAACCAGTTTCCACTTATTCTTATACATTGTCGTTTTGTTTTCTCGCATGTCCTTTTGAACTTTCTTCATCGTGTGTTCGATTAAGTTTAAGTAGACTTGCTTAAGTTTAAACGGCGCAGTCTCAGCTACTTTATAATCACGATCAAGTACAGTAAGAAGCATCGGTAAATATATAGCATTTTCAAAAATGTCTCTTTCTTCTTCAGATAATCTACTCATTATTTCTACTCCATTTATGCTCTTTCTACATCAACTAATTTTCTAAATGATATGTAATGTATATAATCTTTTTCGTCTTGAATGCGTAGCTGGTTGTTTAAATAATCTATATAAACAGTACGGCCATATAAAGTATTTATGTATCCATCTTTATACAAGCTGAATTTAAGCAACTGATTATATTCCATTGCTTCATGGATTAATACATCTATATCGTTTAGTTTATCTTCATCTAAAACAGGTTGTTTAATTTTATTCTGGCTCTCAATAACTTCTTTTACTCCTGCTACATGCTCTGGTAACATCATTGCAACCCACTTTTTAGTACCCCGGTCTTTTATCATTGTTAACATCTCCTTTATATATTTTAATTATACAAACATTTGTTCGTAAATCAAGTTGAAATCGAACGACTGTTCGTATATAATTATGTCAAAAGGGAGGTCTAACTGATGAAAGGTTTACTTAAAAGAGCTGTTATGAATGGTGAAGTTTTAGAAATGATTTATCTAAATACAAAAGGAGAATTCAGCCAACGTAGGATTCAGGTTATTAAAATGAGCGAAGAGTCCTTTAGTGCTTATTGCTTTACTCGTAAGCAGCAACGCACTTTTAAATTGGCTAATGTTTTATCAGTTGGACCAGTACGGAAAGTAAGGAGAGGTGCATAATTATGACGTTAGTAAAGCCTAAGAAAGTTAAGAAACCATCAAGACCAACTAGGGACGAATTCGAGTTAGAAGAGATTGCAAATACTTTAACAGAAGCATTAGAGGATAAAGCAGAACTTAGATTAACTGTGTGGAAGAGAGAAGATCCAGTCCGTGGGAAAGTAGCTAAAATGGACGGAAACACAAAACTCATACATATAGAAAGATTCACTGAAACAATTAAAGTACCTTTCATGGATATTTTACAAGTGAAGAGAGTATGAGTAAAAGCCCAACTCGTTTGAGAAGGGCTTTTTGTAATTACTCTTTTATTTTCCATTCAGCTGCTTCAGCAAATGCTTTTACTTCCTCGCTCATAGTTTCAACTTTCGAAGCATTTAAAACTACGTCTGACATTGGTTCATTTTCATTAGGAGCAAATTTATCTTTATCAACTGTAAATTGGAAAATCTTTTTATCATTTTGACTAACAGCAATTGTTACTGTTTTAGCTTCTTTAATATCTTCTTGTTGTAAAAAGTCATATGACTGTTTTAAAACATGTTGAGCTGCTAATCCTTCTTTAGTTTTTTCGTTCATGTATATGAAAGCCGTAATGTGTTGCTCGGTATCTATTGCATTGGTTACATCGGTTTTTTTAGCATATTCAAATACTGAAGTATCAATCTTTGGTACTTCTTCTTTTACCTCTTCTTCTTTTGGTTCCTCAGTTTTAGTTTCTGCCTTTTTTACCGCAGTTGTATCTTCATTTGAAGAAGCCTTTTCTGTCTTTTCTTCTCCACAAGCTGCTAATACAACTACTGATAAAAGCATTGCGATAAAAACAAATGATAATTTTTTCATGATGAATTTCTTCCCCCTATTTATCTTCTTTGTATTCGTATAGATCCTCCACAGTTACTTTTAAAATTCTAGATAATTTAAAAGCCCTTTCCAATGATGGAATAGCTTTCCCTGTGGCCCAATTAGATAATGTATTTGCTGATACACCCAACTCCTTCATAATAAATTCTCTTTTTATCGGTGAGTTTTTTAATAACCATCCTATGTTACTTTTTAACATAAAAACACCTCATATGGAATATTCTCCAAAAATATTTTAATACCTTTCAATGTTTTACCTATAAAAAAATACAAGTAATTTTGTGATAGACAGGCATAATAGTATTCCAAATCCCATACCATTTACTATACCAAATGAATTACCACCCCAGTAGCTTGTTCGGGAATATGCCAGATACTATTATATCGACCGTCAAAACTATTATTTAACATGCTAGATCGATGGGATAGATTCTAAAGAATCTATAAAGAGGTGGTGCAGGAAGGAGGAAACTAACTTGATTTTCGAAGTGCTCACAACAGCAATTATGGGAGGGCTTGCCTTTCAGGCTCATCTTTCGAAAAATGGTTTGAGTAATGATTCTAAGAAACTTAACAAGATTTTTTCTTTAACCGGATTAAATGTGAAGGATGGAAAGCAGACTTTAACCACACAATTAGTAAAGAAACGTAATTATGATTGGGGAACTGAATATCGCTATCGGATACCGTTGGGAAGAAGCTTTGAGGATTATTTATCTAAGCAAAAATCAATTGAAGCAGGATTAAATACACGTTCAGTAAAACTTCAATTAAGAGACCTAAAAGCGCTCAAATTAGACTCGAAAATACTTTCGAATATAAGAAGCTTATATCAAAGAAAACTCGCTGACAGGAAGGAAATAGAGATCGCTTATGAT